GTTGGTCATCAGCCATTTGGCCATTTCCTGCTTCGTCTCGACGAATCGAAGTCCTTCGCGGCGTGCCCAGAATTGGTACACCGAGTACAGGTCGCCTATGGCTTCCCAACCGGACGAATCCCGGGTGCAGGTGTCGGCGACGAACCGGGCGAACTGGTCCTGTTCACCGATATACGCTTCAGTAGCCGCGCGCACTCTCTGGCTGGGGGGTATCCCGTTAGCGCAGTAGTAGACCGCCCCCTGCACCAACCAGCGCAGCACGCCCGGCCCAGCCAACTTCTCGCCGTAGTTCTTCACCCGGTCCTCGGGCCGAATGTATGAGGAGAACGGCACCAGATTCATCCTGCGTCGGAAGCCCATCGACAGGTCCCGGATCTCGGGCTGGTAGTTCCCATGCACGATCAGCGTGTGGCTCGGCTTGAAGGAGAACTCCCGTCCGTACAGGTGCCGTGCCCGGATCTCGTCTCCACCGGTCAGCGACTTGACTCGCGCTGCCGCCCAGTACGAACCCTTCTCCGGCTCGGGGCACACCACGATCCGTGATCCGAACAGCGAGGCGACCATCTCAACGTGCACGGAATCCTTGCCCTTGGCGATCAGCAACTCGGCGCTGGATTCCAGCCCGTAGTCGCCGATGGTTCGCAGGATCGCGTCGGTGATCTGGGTCTTCCCGTTCGCGCCCGTACCGAACATGAACACGACCATGTGTTCGAGCTGGGTGCCGATCAGGGCCTGGCCCATCACCACTTGGAGCCAATGCGCCTGCTCGGCGTTGCCCGCGCAGCACCACAGTACGAAGTCGTCCCATTCGCCGTAATCAGCCTTGGGGTCGTACTCGTAGGCCGCGATCTTGGACAACAGCAGTTTCTTATCGTGGGGCAGCAGATCGCCCGTACGCAGGTCGACCACCCCATTCTGCACATTCAGTAGATAGGGGTCGGCGTCGAACTCCTCGTTCTGCCGGGTCACGCCAGGCAGGTGCGACATCATCTTCCACATGGCGTGGTTCCGATTCGCCATCTTAATGGCCGTGCGCTTCTGGAGCAGATCCTTAGCCGCCCTGGGTCCCTGCTCGGCGATCACGCGCTCGATCATCGTATCGAGTACGGCGAGCACTTCCATCGTGTACGTGAACCGATAGGCGTCGGTCCCCCACTTGCGCCCGTCCCATACCGTCCAGCGCGAGTCGTCCGATCGCCAGCGAAGATTGTCGTCGGCCACGCGCATGGTGAGCCGGGCGTTGTCCAGGTCGGTGTCCTTGTCGCTCAACCCGCCCATCACGTTGGGCGCCCAGCGCATGGCCGAAGTCGCGATACGGCGAATGTCGGGGTCGGGCAACGGTCGCGCCCACCCGGCCTGGTATTCGCACAGCGCGGTGTAGATCGCCGCCTCGTCCTGGCCATTACGCCTCAGCCGACCCGCCAATCGAGTCAGCGTGTTATCCCGAGTGCCGATCGTTCCGGGCGGCAGCTCGTCTAGGAGGATCTTGGTTCGACCCACCGTCTGGACGGTCGCAGGACCGCGAAACAACTCCAGGATCCAATCGGGAGCCCGCACCGGAGCGACGTTCGAGACCACTGTGTACGACCCCGTATCGCGCCTGCTCGGCGGAAGCACGACGTAGCTGTCTCCCGCTTTGAGATCCACGGCCGGGTAGTCGGGGTGCAGCGGGTGACGCTGGTGAATCTCCCAGTCGGGTGGGCACTCGAAGATGTAGTGCAGCCCTCCGGAGGGCGTTTGGTGGATCCGCGTGTCGGGCAGGCCGTACTCGTCGGTCAGGCGATTCATGGAGTCCATGCCCGGTTTGCCGTCCGCGATGTCGACGTCCAGCACCAAGTACCGACCAGTCAAGCCCGCGATGTTGTAGGGTACCTCGGCCCACCACTCCCGGACCTGCGCGGGATCGTCGGTGGCTTCGTCTTTCCAGTTGCGCATACGGTTCGGCGCCTTGGCACCGGGAGCGATCGGGGCAACTCTCCAACCGTTCGCGATGGCGTCCAAGGCGCCGACCAGCAACTCTTCTTGTGTACTCACCCCGCCAGTCTACCACGCCCCCATCAGGCGCGCAATACCTACGGTACCTACGCATCCCTACGCGTGCGGAACCACTTTGGTGACCCAGTCGCCGCCTTCCCAGTCCCGCTCGGGCAACCGGCTCTGTCCGGCCATGTGATCGCGGTCGCCGCGCACGTCGTTTGGGTTGATGTTCTCGTGCCAGGCCTGGTCGACAATCACGACCCCGTTTTCGCGGTGGTAGACCACCACGGCTGGCGATCCATGGACGCGGCGATCTGGGCGTTGACGACGCCGTGAATACGCGCGGCCTCGACCTCCAGCCCTCGGGCCTGCGCGGCGCGACGCTGGGCAGCCTCGTCGCGCTGGACGATGTCAGCGGAGCCCCAGCCCACGAACTTCGAGGTCCCGCGACGGTCGACGGGAACGGCTCGAGGGAACTTGCCCCGGTTCGCGTCGCTCACCACGCCCTCGTCACCGTCCGGGCGACGGATCTTGCCGCCGCAGTGCTGGCGTCCCTTGTGCAGAATCAGATCTTTGGCCAGCTCTAGCAGCACGGGTTCCTCCAGCCCGGCGAGGGTCACCTCGGCGACTTCGTGGAGGGAGAATTCCTCGCCGCTGGCAGCAAGGGTGTCGATAAGGCCGCGCATGCGGTCGAGGGCACGGTCGGCGCTGATTCGGTCTGCACTCTTCTCGGTCATATTTCTATTATACCATATAAGATCGTAGCTGCACAATACCACATATGGATCACCCCCGGTCCCGACGGCTGGGGGTTAGGGGTGGAGAACCGTCAGTCCCGGGGGTGACCCGTGGAAGCGCCGCCTAGAATGGCGGCTCGTCGTCCGGATTCGGCGATCCGCCGTTGGCGCTCACCTTGACCGGCCCTGTGGGAGATGGGGCCGATCCGCTCAGCGGCATCAGCTCCTGGATCTGGTTGACGAACTGCCCCTGGCGCTTGCCCTCGGTCTGGATCTGCTTGGTCACCAACGCCCGCACCTGGCGCCCGATCAGCGTGTCGGTGTTCACGGTGGAGTCCACCCCGAACGCGTCGAACGTCTCGCGCAGCTTCCACAGCGCGTCGTCACTGAGCGACGTGTTGGTGTACAGCGTCCGCCCCGCCCTGGCGTGACCCTTGGACACCTCGAACTTCCAGGACCATTGCGGTGCGACCCGCCCTGGCCGCGCCTCCACTTCCAGCAAGGTGACTGGATAGACGCCGGGATCGAGGGTCCCGCCCTTGTTCTCGGTGTCGTGGACTTGCGAGGCCTTTGCCTCGTTCAACTGCGGCATGTCACTGCCTTCCTTATGCTAGGGGGCCGGGTGGCCCCAGCGATACCATCGTACCACCCCATAGCCGGGGCGTCAAGCCTGCGCGGGCGGTGCGTACGCCACCTCCTCCGCCGAAACCTCGTCGCCCAGCACCTGCAAGATTCGGTGGATCTGCGGGTCGACCATCGTGGTCGGGAGCGCCCCGAATCGATCCTTGCCCACCAGTCCGAAGCGAGGCTTCGTCACGCCGATATACTGTCCGTTCGCGGCGATCTTGGTCGCGATGACGATGTCCATGTAGCCCACCAGATCGGCACCGAACTTCGGCGTGAGACCCGGTCGGTAGACCACCGCATCGCCGGTCTCTCCCCCACCGGAGGCGTCGACGTCGCGGCGGCTGAGCGCGCTCAGGAGGAAGTGACAGGGCAGATCCCGATACAACCGCGTCAGGTGGCGGAGCTGCTCGGTCATGACCCCGTAGTCGTCCAGGTGGATGCGGAACGGGTTGATGTCCGCTTCCTTGGGCGTGATCATCAGGGCGTCGGCTTCTTGCTGCTTGCGATGGACGCGCACCGCGACCTGCCGCTCGGTGACCACCTTGGTTACCTCGGTGATCGAGTCGAAGCACACCCCGATCGGCGCCTCGACCGACTTGGTCTCGATCCGACGCCTGACGTCCCAGTACAGGGCCTCCATCTGCTGGTACGAAGTGCAAGGCTGGAGTTCGATGTTCTCCAGCGGAACGCCCAGCTTGATCAGCGGGTGGCGCTTGAGCCCACCCTCCGCGTTAACGAAGACGACTCGACCTAACAGGCCAAGGGTGGCCAGAGCCAGCGTCTTCCCCGTCCCCTGCTCCCCGTAGTACAGAGCATTGACCGTCTCCTCGGTGTCCGCTAGCGTCATCCTTGGTTCTGCCGCCGCCGACAGTGCTTGAGCCACGTTTGGCCTCCAGCTCGATGGTATAGAGACCGGGCAGGTCTCCTTGGTATGCGGGGATCTCCACCTCGACCGGGCGTTCGGGCGTACCGACGAGTAACTCCAAGGCAGCACGGATCACCGCCTCGGTGGCCACCCCGCCGGTCCCCGAATGCCGAACCTGTATGTAGTACCGCACATAACTATCCTACCACACCTGGTCACCGGTGTCAACGCTGCGGTCCATCCCCTGCACCAAGTCCTGGTAATGGGATTTACGCCGTTCGGGCGA